GGTATTTTCGGCTGTACCAAACCGTACTTTGATAATCAAGACTACGGTGTTATCACTGGTGCTACCTGGGGCGAAGCAATAGATTAACCTGAGACGGTAGGAGGTACATATGAGCGACTATTTTAGTCATGCAGCTGCCGATAATCTCAGGCTTGTTCGCAGTAAAACTGTTGTTGATCCGGCTGACGGAACATTTGGTCTGATTCGGATTCCCAGGTATGCGTTTTTGTTAAATGCTTGGGTAAATCTTATTACCCCATACTCTGCTGCGTCTACTGGTGCCATTACTATTGGTATAGTTGGTAACAATGCTGCAGCTGATGTAGATGCTGTCTTGCTTGATGCTGATATTGACAGTGAGGCTGCAGGTTTTACCTCCATGTTAAATGGTGGAGCGGCTGCAGCTGCGCATGGGTACTGGTTTAATGACGGTTCTGGTGGTATTACTGGAACATTTAGTATCGGCGATTCTTCTAACAACTGTGCACTTATTGCATTTGCTCAGTATACTATACTGATGTAAAGTATCTTTTAATCCTGCTACATACATAAGGAGTATGTTATGGGTATGCTTGACTTGCGTCGTCAGGACGCACGAACCAATGTTCTTGAGAATCCGTTCTGGTTGACGTCTGCTGTACTGACGCCAGCTGCTGACGATCTTGAGGCAGTTTTCTTTTCATTTCCTGCTGCGTACGGTGATAGTGTATACCTGGTTCAGTCTGTTTGCATGGAAACTATCATTGCTTTTGCTGGTGGTACTATTGCAATTACAGTTGGAACTGGTACTATTCCCCTGGAAACTTCAGTTGATGGTGCGACTGTTACAGCGGTTGATGCTAACTTCTACTTTGAAGATCTGGCTGATAGTGGTATTGGTGCTACTGGCCTTGACTTTCCAGATGGGAGTGCTTTTGTTACAGCACTAGCTGCAGGTACACATGAACCTAATGTTATTGTCTGTGCTGATGCTGACGTACCTGTTGTCTATGCAGCACTTACCAGTGACGATGTAATTACTGCCGGTGCAGCCAGATTGCATATGCTTGTAAGTCGTATTCCAATGCAGTAGATTGGTCAATTTCTGACCGAACTGTGTTTGGTATTGTGGGAGTTCTATTATGACAAAAGATCAAATAATTACTGCAGCAGTTAATTCCATACAGGATGGTGCGTATGGCGAGGATGAAGTTTCTGAATTGCTTGACCAAATTGCTGGTATAATTGGCGCACGTGTTCGGATACCAAGTACCAAATCCCTTGGTAACTTTACTGTATCCACTGGTGACACAAGCACAAACGTACTGACAACAGTCACGGAGTTCTCAGCTTCGTACATTGCCACAGCACATAATGTTACTGAGGGTGAAGACCTAAGGATCTATCCGACGTTGGAGTTGCTATTTGCTGACTATGCTGATTTTGACGAAGTTGGTCCAATTGAGGCTATATGCTTTGAAGATTTTATGGCATGGACGCAGAAGGTACCTGCTGACGATCAAGTTATTTCTTTTATCTACTACGGGACTCCCACAATACCAACCTCTGGTGAGCTTACGTGGGCACCAGTTGGTCTACACCGGGACTTATTTGTTCATGGGTGTGCAGCTATTGCATATGGTGAACTTGAGGATGGTAATGAGGATGAAAAAGTAAACACTGGGTACAATGCTGGTAAGTTTTATCGGGCTATTGCTGACTTACAGGCGTACTACGGCAGACAACGTAAACACTTTGTTTCAGGATTTTGGGACGTATGAAAGAGCTTCCAGTACTTCAGAAGAACCGGGGCATCAATGCTGCTATTGATCCAAGGCAATTTGTCTGGACTGAGAATGGCTTTGAGTTCCTACGTGCTGCTGTAAATGTAGATATTACTGATGGCTACCGTATTAGCAGACGTAAGGGATTCGAGTATAAAGTTTTAGGCGATGCACATAGTATCTTTCATGATGGCTTGTACGGATACTGTGTATACGAGGATAACCTGGTTAGGTTAGCAGACAATCTATCCATGCTTACTGTACGTACAGATATTGGTGTTTCCAAGGTTAGATACGCCGGTGCTGGGGATAAGGTATTTTACAGTAATGGAACTGTAAATGGCTTTATTCATAATGCACTAGATTATGCTTGGGCACCTGGGACGTATGCTGGACCAGATACAGTACATGAGTACGTGGCGCCGCCAGTATGTAAGCATTTGAAGTTACATCGAGGTAGGATGTATTTGTCAGTTGGTCCAACACTGTGGTACACTGAACCATTATACTATCTTGGACTAAACAAAGCTGAAAACTTCATATCGTTTGGTTCAGATATTCGTATGATTTTATCAGTTGGTCGAACACTTTTTGTTGCTGATCAAACCACAGTACATGCTTTTATTGGATCATCGCCAGATGATTTTGAGTCAATACCAGTATTAAATGATTATGTTATTGAGGACACTGCACTAACGGCATACTCTCCTATGATTTTAGGTAAGGTGGTGCCTGGGCCAGTTGGACTATTTACTACTCAGAATGCTATTTACGCAGCTACCGCTGATGGTAGCGTATCTGATGTAACTGAAAATAGGCTGCGCTTACCTTATGCAAATAGTGGTAATGCGTATTTAGTAGAAAATGTATACACAGTCTTAATTGACGAGTAGGAGGTTTACAATGGGATTACGACTTAGTACAGGATTGCGTGCTGCTATTATGGCAAGCACTGGGTTTGTTGGTGGAATGACTGGTGGTGTTCTTGATATCTTTTCTGGTGCCATCCCAGCTGACGCAGACGCAGCTGAAGGTGCAGGAACTAAACTATTACGTATTACAGTTGATCATGGTGCCTTTCCAGCAAATGCTCTTCACTTCGAGGCAACTGCACCGGCTGGTGTAGCAGAAAAGTCTACCAGCGAGACTTGGCAAGGACTTGGATTAGCTGATGGAACAGCAGCTTGGTTCAGGTTCTATGACTCAAATGATGTACAGGGTGCAAGCACTACAGAGCTTCGATTTGATGGTACTGTAGGTACTAGCGGTGCAGATTTAATTCTCAGTTCTACCTCAATCATTGCAGGTGCTACCACAACTATTGATACTGCAACATTTACTTTACCAGCATCTGCGTAAGGAGTTATTATGGCAATACTACTAGAAGACACTTTTGCTGGTACTACAATAGATACTGGCAAATGGTCTAATGCTGTCTCATCGTCAAATGACTGTCGTGTTACACAGAATGATCAGATACAACTGGAAAGTTTTGCACTTGTTAATGGTACTGTACGTGGCTGTAGTTTATACTCCTTTAATAGTTACACATTTACTGGTACCTTACGGTTGTTAGCTGATTTTATTCCTTGTGAGCGTGCAGGTGATTCTGACTACTATACTACAATTAAGTTTGCTGCAGCAGCAGCAAATCGAAATGCTGTAGCATTAATAGATGAAAGTTTTGCTGCTATTCGTCTTGGGGCAAGCGGTGATACAACAGATCGGACTAGTATTGGAATATCAGAAGCTGTTTCTGGTGCAGTAGATAGTCCAGGGACTTTATTAGCTTCTGTTGATATTGCAGTAGCTAATAGTACATCTGTTCCTATTGTCATTGACTTTGATACTAGCACTGGAAAAATTACTGTAAATATTAATAACGGTGAGTCTTGTGTTACTGCAACTATCTCTAGTACAGTACTATCTGCTATTGGTAGCACATTTATTCTTGATATTGGCTTTCATGAAACTTGGGTTACAGCTAGTATGGAAGTATTTGATAATATACTATTATCAGCAATGACTGGACTAATTTCTGGTGTTGTTAAGGAAGAAGGTGCTGCTGTTGCACGGACAGTTAATTTACATGATAGGGCAACTGGACGGCTGCTTGCAACCACAACATCAAGTGCTGGTGATGGTACCTTTACATTTACTGTGTCTGATACATCTACTGAGTATTACGTTGTAGCACTTGATGATGCTGCAGGTGCTGTATATAATGCACTTATTTATGACAGGATTACTGGCGTATGATACTTCTGGATTTTGTTGATGATGGATACACACCTCCCAGTAGTACAGCAGTTGTACTAGATTTTACTGATGAACTTACTCCGGATACAATGCGGGAGTACGATTTTACTGTCTCTGGGTATAGTGTACCTGCATCTAACGCTGTTATGTTTGACTTTCTACTGCAGTCTGCAGAAGATGCTGCACTACAGCCGATTACTGGATATCTACTTGGTGGTGGATATGTGACTGCAACCCTTCAACCAATTACTGGTTACATACATGAGTATGAGATATTTGGGACTGTAGCGGCATCACTTGAGTCAGTTGTTGGTCGTATGGTAGAGCCAGTATTTACTGCCACAGTTTCACAAGAATTACCTATAGTACAGTCTATGATGCTCGGTGGTGGACTGGCTGATACAAGTTTAGCTGGTATCACCGCAGATATAGTTGGTAGAGTTGGTATACTTGGGACGATTACTAATACCCTACCAGCTATATCTGGTACATGCACAGGTGGTGGAAAATGTGTTGCTGAGTTGCAGTCAGTAGCTAGTACTCTTACTGGTAAAGCTGGTATTCTTGGTAGTATAAATAAAGACTTACCAATTATTGTTGGAGATATTTCTGGCACTGTTGAATTACTTGGAAATCTTGCTGCAACTCTACCAGCTATTAATTCAGCTATAATTGGCACACAGGAAATACTTGGTACTTTAACGGCTATACTAGCAACTATTCGTAGTGCTAGTAGTGGTGTCCAGGGTACACATGGTAGTCTAGCACAGATGTTACCAATACTTACTGCTGACATGCACGGCTATGTTGAAAATATTGGAGATCTTTCTGGTATAATATACTTTGATGGTATGCTTACTGGACACCAGGCTGGTCGATTCGATGACTATATTATAATGCATAGGAGGCCGTAGTGGCTAAGCTTGGTGTACGGATTAACCTAGTAAATGGTGGCTTGACACAAGTAACTGACTGGGAATTTAACTCAGTTGTGTGCAAGAACAAAGTTGCCTATGGTGCGAATGGTACTGGGATAGCTGAGATTGGTAGTGCGGATAAAGATGAAGCAGTTAACATTGATGCTTTCATCTACATCCCAGCATCTAATTTCAGTATTCAAAATCCTAAGCGTATTCGTAAAGGTTATATAGACTATGAAACTGATGGTAAGATTGAGATTGTTTGTACTGCTGGTGAAGACATTAGTTTTACTGTTACACTAACTACACCGTCAACTACTGACAAAGAAACTAGCAGCGTGTTTAATGGTAATAGAAATTATGCTAATACACACTGGGGATTTACAGTCAGTAATATAGACGGTGCAGATTTTTCACTTGATTACTTTGGTATTTTATTTATACCGCTTACTCGGCATAGGAGTCTTTAATGGGAACTGAAACCTACGAACAGGATAAAGCGTTTTTAACTGAGCGGTTTGATGAAGCTCGTACATATGCACAGAATGCCTGGGACGAGTTTGTTGACTTTCTGGCTAATATGCAGACAGATTTTAGCGCTGGAAGTATTCCTATTGCTGATGTTACATTCCCACCTACCCCGCCGATTTTAAACTTTGATATTATTGGTGAAAGACCTGATGATCCAGATCTGGAATTGGATGCTGGTAGTCCACCGTCTGTCCCATCACTTGGTAGTATTAGTGGAATAACTGTTCCAGACGTACCAACATTCTCAATTACTCCACCAGAAGTTAATTTACCAACTGCGCCAGATGCAACACTTCCGACAGACCCAGGTGAAGCACCGGCTGCAAGTGAAATTGATGTTCCAGCAGCTCCGGTGTTTACACTTCCAGTAGCACCTACACTTGCTGATATAATAATACCAGAGGCTCCTTCACTTGATACTATAACTTTCGAGGGAGTATTTCCAGAGAATACACTTGATCCGCCAGCAAACCTATTTGCATACGATGAGGCACTTTATCAGTCAATACTTAAAGATCCATTAGACGCAAAGATACTAGCTGACATTGTTGCTGGAGGAACAGGGCTTGACCCAGATGTTGAGGAAGCAATATACCTTAGAGCCAGGAGCAGGTTGTCAGAGGAACGTGATCTTGCACATAACGAGTCAGCTAATTATTTTGCATCTAAGGGACATGCCTTACCACCAGGTGCATTACAAGCACGGCTGACTGAGATAGACAGAAAGTTTACAAATGCTCTTACTGATATCAACAGAGATATCCTCATTAAACAAGCTGAGTTGACTTGGCAAAATATTAAAGAGACAATTACAGCTGGACTCAACAGAGAAAACTCTTTGATGCAGCATGCTGATGCTGTAGCCAACCGAGCATTTGAAGCTTCAAAGTATGCAGTAGAATCTGCAATCTTAACATTCAATGCCAGTGTTGCTAACTATAATACAAAGCTTGAAGGATATAAAGCACAGGCGGCAGTCTATAGTGAACGGGTTCGTGCACAGCTTGTAAATGTTGAAGTATACAAAGCTTCAGTTGAGGGCAAGCGGATTGAAGCTGAAGTACAACAGACACTTGTTGCAATCTATCAGTCAAAGATTAATGCCATCGACTCCCTAATTAAAGTGTATAATGGGCAGTTGCAGGGTGCCCTGGTACAAGCTCAAATTGATAGAGTAAAATTGGAAGGCTACCAGGCAAAGATTCAAGCTTATGTTGCGAAGGTTGGAGCAAAGACCTCAGAGTTTAATATGTACCAGGCGCAGATTGCTGGTGAAGTATCAAAGACAGCCCTTTACAAGGAACAGGTTGCTGCATATGTAGCTGAAGTTGAAGGGGTCAAGGTTCAGGCTGAGGTTGAAAGTATTGAGCTGCAGGCTGAGGTTGAGGTAAATAAGGCTTTAGTCAGTGAGTACTTGGCAGAGATTGAAGGATATAAAGCAAGTCTCTCTGGAAGTGTCGCAGAGCTTGAGGCTCAGTCTAAAGTATACGGATTCCAGGTAGATGCATACCGGGCTGATATTCAAGCAGCTACAGCAGACGCTCAGGCACAAATTTCCCAGTTCGAAGCGCTGGTCCGTGAGGCTGTGTCAAATACAGATCTTGCACTGAAACAAGCTGAAATAAATATTCAGGCTGCTTTACGCTCGAATACACTTCAGTCTGAGGCGTCTAAGGCTGGGGCTAATGTTGCTGCACAGATCGTATCCAGCGCATTAACCAGCGTAAATGCAAGTGCTTCACTTGGCTATGCTGGAGGTTATAATAGTACATACTACTACGATAAAACTAAGGGTGATGCCAGTGGTCCGTCAACATCTAATCAGCATGTATGGCATGAGAATTTCTAGATGGCAACACGCTTTAACTATACTGGAAATGCTCTAAGGGCACGTACACTAGTTGGAACTGGTACTAGAGTTTTACAGTGGTTGCAGGATGATATTAATCGTCAACAGCTTAAGCAAGGTCGTCGAACTCTTAATTTCGCTGACGGCACAAAAGTTACATGTACCACAGTGTTTGGGTATAATGTTGTTACTATATACAGTCCATCATACGAAGATCTGCGGAAATATTACCACGTAGAAGTTTTTATTACGGTAAGAGCACAGTATTATATAGAAGTTGCTGATCCAGATTTTGCTGGGTATCATAACCAAAATGGACATAAGTTTTACTACTTAATGCCTGACTTTGACGGAAATTATTCTGACTATATTGATGAAGTTATTATCGCAGATCCTGGCACCCCAGTAGATGTTATTGAACAAGCTACTAGTGCAGCATTAGATGATGCTGGTATTGTGACAACAATTGTAAATGGTATAACAATAGGACTTATGAGTACATCTGTTGAATCGTTACAGTCACGTTTTCCTGAAAGTCCAGATTGGCCTGACGGTGATGCAGCGTGGGGTCGTACTAGTTTTAGGGAAGCAAAAACATTCACTGTAGATGATACTGTGTATGTAGGCTACTGTTCTGGAATACTACGTACTGCATTTGATCCAATGTCAGCAAATATATTCGATCAATTTAGTAGTCATGTGGCATTAAAAAGGAAGTATCACCAGTTCCATATACTTAATGGGTTATTTGTATGGTTTGGTATGGAGCATGAAGCGGAAGCTGGTTATCCAGACTGGGTAAACTTAACTGTGAAGGTTGTTGATATTACTGCTAGCGGCGTCAATCAACTATATGAATTTAAGTACTTTGACTACCTAGATATTCTAGGTACGGTAGAGAGTGATATTTTTTGTGATGGACCAACACCTGGAAACGTTCTTGGATACTTACGACCACCAGCATATATTGATCATATTGCTGACGTTACAACTACTTCAATAACAATTATTGCTAAGGCAGAGCACGGTTTAGGTAGTTTATGCGGAAGTCATGACTACGAAGATTATGGCTGTGGTTCTGGTAGTTATATACAAATGACTTTTAATTCTGCAGGCGTACAAACAGCTGGAGCTAGATCATTTGGGTTTACTGACCTTGTATGGGGAATATATGATTCTAACAATGCTGGGGCAGTTGTTTTAGCTGATAGTACTACAGATGATGTTGATGATCTTACAGAAGATTCGTATTCACTAGTACAAGAAACAAGCGTCACTTTTACTACTAGTATTGCACTATTTGCTAGAAGACACATAGCTAATGCGTACACTTACAACATTGTTATGATAAACGAGGTACCAACTCCAGTGTTTGATCATGGCTGGGTCTTGGCTGGAGATGCACGGCATACGCATAGGTGGGAACCAGCAAAACTTGGAAGTAACGCATTTTCACTAAATACTGTCGATCTTTGTTCATATATTAAAGAGGCACGTGGGTATTCACCAGCACATACATATAATATGCACGTGGGTGAGCAGTTTGGCTGGCATTCATCGGGATTTGCAATTTGGGCTGGTGGAATTTGCTTCAGTCCGGAAGACTATGCTAAAAGAATAGCTGATGGTGGTCCTGGATCTTTAGTTAGCGGTTCTGAATGGACAAGCGAACCACCAAGCTATTGGTATGATGAGTGCGAGATAGCTTTTAGTACAGAAATAGCTGAGTATCCAGAGCCAATTTTAGACCATACACATGGCTTTTGCCCATATCCTGGAGGTTGTCCTACTGGATGTTATGACAGTTATGCTTGGCTTAATGATAAATATTCAGTTTGTGTTATAGTAGAATTTGTTGGTATACCTAGTAATTCTGTAACATTACACGGAGATATGGATGATGTTGACTCAGAGTTTATGACTGTAGCTATGACATACGCAGGTAACCCCCCAGACTCTGTTGCTGACATGGTAAGTAGAATACATGGACCAGAAAGTACTGATTGGGGGTCAAGAACGACAGATGTACATGCGAATATCCAGTTGATTATGGATACAAATGGCTCAGTTGAAAAGCGTTGGATTGAGCCAAATGAGACAGTCTTTGATGCTACGATTGTATATTTTGAAACACATACTAAAGAATATCCTAGAGTGTGGGAGGGTAACAAGCTATTTTGGGAAAATTATAACTTTGCATACGCATTTCTGGATAATCGTGCTATTGATAATACAGCATTAGTCTTTGTAGGTCATGGACAAGTTGATCCAGAAGATGATAATTATGATATACTACTTGGTTGGACAATAGATCTTGTTATTGCTGGTGTACATACTGATATAACAGCTGCAGTATTTAGCCTTGCTAATATCACTGATCCAACACAACTACTGGATATGGGAATTGTATAGTTCGGTCACAATTTGACCAATGTTCTTTAAATACCGCTAGTGTGGGGCGTGCCGGGAACTGCACAAATCCGTGGAGTTCGGGCGTGCCGGTAATGTTATTATTTACAAGTGACTTCCGGGTGAGTTGGCACTCCGGGAGTGTGAATATTATTGGGTACTTTGTGTGCCGTGGACCAGCGGTGCTTTGGCACCGCAACTGAGATTAATAGGGGGGAGTAAGTTATGGGACAAAGTTGGGCACAGATTAAGTATAATAGTCCAGAACGTGCAGCAAGATTACTGAAAGCGCGTAGAAAGAATGAGCGTGAAATGAAAGGTACTTACGAGGAGCAGTCAGCAGATGAATTAGCTCGTATTAATTTAAGAATGGCTACTCAAATTCAGCAGCAAAAGCTTGCAAATGCTGGACAGTTAGCTTCTACTAAAGAGCAGGGAGCTTCTAGAGAACGGGCTGCCGTAACAGCAGCTGGTCCAAGCTATGCTAGAACCAAAGAATTTGGTAGGCAGTTTGATGAGGGTGCAGCGTTACGTGAAGAAGAGCTGTTTCAATCCAGTTTAACAAGTAAGAACAAAGCACTTGCTAGTGTCTATTTACCAGAGATGCTAGAACAGCAAGCTGCTGCTGGCAGAGACAAACCTGCCCCTGTATGGCAGCCTGGTGACACAGTTACTGCACAATCTAATATACCAGGTATAGTTCGAAAAAGGAAAAAAGATGATCTGTTAGGACTTAATAATTCAGTTGCACTTCCTGGGAGATAGTAATGGATATTGCTGATAGACTAATCCAGCAAGCATTCGCTGGTGGACAGGCTAGACTTAATGCCAAGATAGCTGCGAGTAATAAACGATATGCCGCTTGGGATAAGCTACTAGCCAACCCAAGTAAAATTGATAAGATGGTAGCTGATACTGCCTTACAGTTCTCACCTACAGCAAAGAAGCCAAAGTACAGAAAGACTGCATTACGTGTACAAGCTGTTGACAAGGCTATGCCCAGTGATCACCCAATGCGTGGTTTTGCTACCAACCTAGAAAAACAGTTTGTTGATATTATTAGATCAGGAAAAGCTACTGATTACTCACCGGGTCAACTGTTGGACGCACTTGCTACTGGTATGTATGCTGGTCAAGACGAGCGTGGAAAGTCAAAGCTTGGGCAAAGCTATAAATACTATAGAGAGAAAGCTGCGCCTGACCCACTGAATCTTTTTGGTATTTTAAAGGGTACTGGAAAGCTTGTAGAACCACCGGGATACCAGCAGTGGCATGAACGAACTCGTGCTATTGAATCAGAAGAGTTAAAGAAGGAACCAATCTTTGCTACTGACACGGATATAGCTGGAATGGCAGCTGCTGGATTTGCTACTGGTGCTGCGGCTGGAGCATGGACAGGTGCGGGAGCATTAGCAACTGGTGGTATGGGAGCTGCTGTTGGAATTTTAGAAGAGATAGTTGCCAAGCCAATTTACAGTGCAATTCAACGAACTGAGTGGTATCGTAGTAATATTCATAATGATAGTCTTATTGACAAGGCACAAGCATTACTTGGTGGACTTGCAGTTGCATACGGCACTGCTGGTGGTTCTGTAAAAGCTGGAGCTGAAAAGTTTGCTGGTAAAGCACTTACTGAATTAGCAGTACAATCTGGTACACCTAAGTCATTTGATGCTGGTGGCATACTCAAGCGAGCAACTGGATTAAAGAAAGCTAAGGCTGGTGTGAGAACTGCTGACGTTACAGAAGTTATTGAGAAGAAAGCGCTTGAACATTGGCAGTATGGAGAAGTAATTGATCCTGAACTTGACTACCAGTATCAGTTAGCAAAGGGTGTAATTAAAGAACAAGGACCTAAACAGCTTTCTACTCCAATGAAAGCATTACCTGCTCCTAAGACTTCTGTGCAAAGTATGTCTTACATACCAACTGGTCCAGTTGATCCGAAAGAAAGTACTAAGGCGTTGATGAACTTGCGGTATGATGAGTTTATTGATAAAGTATTTACTGATCCAGGTGGTCCAGGACAGGGTGCAATGAAAGCATTAGCTGATCAGAATGCTCTTATATACTGGGATGATGCTGCTAAGTATGCTAACCAGATGGCTGAATATGGTGCTTCAATTGTTCGTCATGATGCTGCTAAAATTACAAGTATGGACGCAACAGCTGCAGACTTAACTCGTAGACTTTCACGACTTAGTAAAGCTAATCAAGCTAAGACACCAGAAGAGTTACTAAAGTTAGAGCAAGGACTAAACAAAGTATGGAAAAATCAGTTTGGTCCAAATGAAAACTTACCGCCATTCCTTAAGATGCAGACACCTACTGCAGCCCCAACTGGTATAGTACGAGATCCGAATGGCTTACCTATGTATCTGAAACGACAAATTCCAGCTATGGATATTGCTGATCATGCACGTAAAAATAATGTACTTGCCTTCAAGACCTTTGGTATTGGTGCTGGAACAATACTAGCTTTTACTGCGATGCCATCTGATGATGCTGAAGCTGGTATGTTAGGTGCAGCTGCAGAAGGATTACTAAAGTCTGGCTTAGTAGCTAAGATGGTAAAAGAAGGTCAGATGATACTGAAACCTGAAAATATTCAGAGTTGTATTAAGTTTTCTGAAGAGACTGCTGGTGAGTTCTTTGCAAAGAATGCCAGAAAGTTTATCAATAAAAAAGCTGTAACTAATATGATGTATAATAAGATGTCACCTGGGCAGGTATTTAACACAGTAATGAATCAGGCTAAAGGCTTTATGATTAATCCTGCCGTACTAAAAGCATCAAACTTTGCTGCAGAAATGACTAATGTAGATAACGCTTCAAGAGTATTACTTACAATACTAGAGCGTGGTGGTATTAAGTCTGAATATCGAAAGATTGATAAAGCTGTTAAGCCGTTACTCGACTTAGCAAGTAAAGAATTTGAGTATAACTGGCGTGTAGCTAATGCAAGGACTATTGAGGGTGATGCAAAGAAGCTACTTGCTCGATTTGCTAAAGGTAAAGTATCATCTGTTGAAGATGAACTTGGTGTTATGCAAGCTGAGTTAACAAAGAACAAGAAGATCATTGATGAGCTAAAACCAAGTGTTAATAAGTATTACACACAACATGATGAGATAATGCGGGAACTTGCTAAGGATAGTTCTTCAGTTCGTGTGTCACTAATGCTTGACGGCACAGATAAGTACCCATGGCTTAATACCATGGTAACACCTGATGATAAAGCAGCAGCTAGTAGATTGCGCCAGTTACTTGATACGTACAAAAGTAGATACAAAGCTCGTGGTATTCCAGTAATTGAAAAAGATTACTTTCCGCATAAGCTGCATCCAGATATATTAAAGCGTATGTCTAGTATTGATGATATGCGACTTGATGCACATGCGTTCGCTAAGTTTTATCAACGGACTAATAAAAACTCTAGGCCACTGTTACCTGATATAGCTGAAACTATGCGCTATTATATCAAAGACTCAGAAGCTCGAATACAGAATTTTGATTTTTGGGAGGCGGGTGGCTGGAAAGATGTTATGTACTCTGACCTAGTACAAAACAATGAAGGGCTTCGAGAAGGATTTAAAGCCTTATATAATGGTACTAATCCAGTTGTATGGGGGATGGGCAATAAGCTGGCTGCGCACTATGCAAACTTTGAGGTATGGAAACGACTATTTCTCAGTCCAAGCGCTAGCTTTAAGCATGGATTAAAAGTGTTTGCTACGATTGCAGCAACCAGTCCAGAACAAATACTTCCTGCTGTAGCTGCATCATCTAAGATGCTTATGCGTAAAGCCTTAGATATTCCATACATAGGAAAAGGACTTGCAGAGCTTGGCATTAAACGGGCTGGTCAAACAAAACTGGTAGATGACATGTTCAAGTCCATGATACATTCTCGAAATCTTCGAGGTTTAATTGTTGATTCTAGTATGGAAATTCCAGAGGCAACCTGGAAGGGAATACAACGAACTACACGCAATGTACAAGATGCTGGTTCAGTATTTCTTAATACAGCTGAATTATTTGACAGAGGTGTATCTGTTACAGCAGCGTTAGGTATGGCTGCTAAGCGTGGTATGACTCCTGAGCAGTCAGCATATGGTGTGTACAGCTATATTCTAAACAATAACTTTCTATCTAAGGGCTTTAATCCACAGTGGCTGAACAATCCAAAGTTACGTGCATTATTTATGTTCAGTTCTACTGTCTATAAGATTATGGAACGTAGAGCTGTTATGGCTGCACGAACTGGTAGAACATTCAAGGGTGTGTACAATGGTATTAAGCATGAGGTAAATGCTGGTAATGCGAGTGATGTACTAAAACAGCTGCGTGATGTACGTACTTGGTTAAAGACTGGTGAGCAGGAGATCAAGGCAAATTTATTCATTGATGCTTTAAATTCAGAAACCGACTTCTTTGGTACTCCAATTGCACATCAGTTTATTAAAGATATGGCAATAGCTGGAGGATTAACTTATGGTGGTGCAGTCAGTGCTGATATGGCATTACAGCATCATTTCTTCCATATTCCTTTCTTAGATACACGAGATTATCATGCAACCTTATCACTTAATCCTGCAATACAAGCTGGACTTAGAACCTGGGGACAACGTGAAAGTAATGATGACGAGTTTATATTTACACAGTTTATGCAAAATTGGCTTGGAAGTAATTCTGTAGTCCCAATTACATTTAATAAGTTTCACCGACTACAGACTGATGATATACCAGATATTTATGGTGATGACCAGCTATCGTATCTTCGGTATTTCCTTGCCATACCAACTACAAAACATGGGAGAGATTAATGCCATCACAACTTCTTATTGATCTTGGTGCAGTAGTCACACTTATTGTGGGCTTTATTGTAGTTATAAAAGCTATTAAGAATGCTATTAATACTGCACTTATACCAATGCAAGAGCGAATGATTAATCTAGCTAGTACTATAGCAGAGTTGGACGAGTTAGTATTGAAGCAGTCTGAACATAAACTTATATGTGGTGCAACTAGAGCTAGTATTAAAGCGCTGGAAAAAACATTATGTGCAAAAATGCAACTACTTATTGATGTGATAGGTGTACGTGGTAAGAGTCCTGGCTCACAACGGGCTGAGGATAAACCTAATAAATAGGAGGTGCAAGATGAAGAAATTATTATTGTTACTGGTCTTGACTTTATTGTTAATTCCAAGGCCATGTCCTGCAGATGATCGAGCCTGTCAACCAATCTGGGATGATGTAGCTGGGCAAACTTATGTACTGGTCGTGGACGACCAGAGCTTTGATGTAGTGTTCTCTGGAAGTTTCGTAGGCCCCTGCCCACAGGGCGAGTTGGAAATCTACGACGGCATTTATATTGCTCCTGTCCTCCAGTGCCGCTACGTCAGCGGTGGTGATAACTTTGTCAACATCAACTGTGGTGGGGATGATATTACATTTATCCTGCGGGAGAATAGGTTGGAACTCTACGTACCTAGCGAGGTTGTAATGACCAGAAAGGTTGACAATGAATAAACGATACACTGTGTGGCTGTTTGTTGTTCTAAGTCTACTGATATTGCCCGGCTGCTACACAACACAGGGATTCATGAAGCTGGAACAACAACAGACTGAGACGATAAAACAAGCAAAGGCCGCAACCTTGTTGCTCCTGGAAAACTGGGAGTTTCGCTCTGGAGTAATTCATGGAGATTTACAGTCACAGATTGACAAATTGCCGGTGGCTGCTGTCAAAGCTATGAAAGAGCTAGACGACATTGCAAGCCGCCGGGACAAGCTGACTGATTATGAACTGGGTTATGCCCTCGGTTTACGTATTAGTATGTTAGAAGCTACAGTGAACATGGCAGTGAAAAAGTTTGCGCCCAACATCCTAAGTTATGTGAAATTTTAGTCTATGATTAGAAAGGAGGTTGAAGAGTGAGTATTAATAATGGAACTCATGTCTGGACTAAGCAAGGTGTAATGGGAAAGATGTCTAACCCGTTGCGTAAAGCTTGGGGTCGAGTAGTACATAAATGCTATTGGAGTAATAATCGAGATGCCTTTATTACTTCAATTGGTGAAGGTAATCATGACCCTGGCTCACTACACTATGATGAGAACGCTGTTGACTTCAAGCGAAATGGGGCTAGTAAGCATGATATTAAAGAAGCTGCTGGGCCAGGGTTTGATGTTGTTGAGTATTACGACAAGGATATATTTCACATGGAGTATGACCCCAAATGAACTTCGCTACTCTCGCATACATGACAGATGCGGAATTTTACAGCTATATAGATAGCTCATTTGGGATGTCGGAAGGTGAAATGCTCCGTATCTTACGCAATCCTTGTGGTGCGATAAAGGAGAAACAGCGAGAAGCTCGGTTGTGGGCTGTATCCATGGCTGAACGATTAAAATAACTTAACAGGAGGATAGCATGGGACCAGAGCAATTAGGACAACTGTATGTAGTACTGATAGGCTCAGTAACGAGCATAGTAATTGCCCTTATCGGACTAGGGACTGCCTACTTGAAAAAGATGGGGCAGAAGATTAACGATGAAAAGTTACGAGCATCATATGAAACAACTCTTGGGGTGCTTGATGACACTGTTCGGTCTGTACTACTGGACACCAGTGAAAATATGGAAAAGAGAGTTGCAGATGGAGTACTTACTAAGGACGAAATTCAGGCTATCCAAGATGAGGTTGTGAAACAAGCAACTAATAAGATTGCTCCAGCTATGCTTAAACAAGCTGAGCAGCACGTTGGTGATCTTGGGGCTGCTATGGAAGCTCGTATTAAGAGTAAGATCCAGGAAGTTAATACGGTTACAAATTAGACTGTGCCTGACAAGGGTAGTTATTAGAAGAAGAGGGAGCGTAAGCTCCCTTTTTCTTTGGTTATTTTCCTTTTCCTTGCTTAGGCTGTTTCGTTGGTTTACAGCCACCACGTCCTCTATTACTTCGATTTCCCTTACCAGATCCATCCCGCTTAGGTACTCCTCGCTTAGTCATAGTATCCTCCTCATTTTAGGTTACCCAGTAGTACCAGATTCCTCTAGCACCTTCTGGCCCTTGAAACTTTCTAAGTACTTTCCCTGTCCTTAAGATAGTTTCAATTACATTATCAAACTTCTTTGCGTCAATATCTCGCCAAACAAGCTGCAGTAGTTTCTTTTCAGATATAACTTTACGTGACTGAATTTCTCGCATTACAGCATCAACATCAGGACTTACCTCACTTCTACCAACAGCACTAAACGTCCGTCCCATGTAATTCTCAACCTCTAGTACATCCTCCATAGCAGCTTCAAATGCTGGCCACTCAATAATATTTGAGTCGGTAGTTGCTGCTGTGTGTATCAATGCAAGCTTCTGCAAATACAGTGGCTTTCGTGAATACCATCCTCTGAAGCATTTATCAGGTGCAATACGCTGGGGATCTTCTTCTTCATAAGCATGATACCAAGCATCCCACTTTCTAAAACATTCAGCAGACATGACATACTCACCAGATAATCGTGAGATAGCAGCTAAATCTTGAATAATAGCTAGTTTTAGTTTAGCATCTGGAACCGGCGGGGCTGTTACCTTCTTTGTCTTACCAGCTGCCCACACAAACATTATTCGACTAGTCAGTCCACCACCAATAGCTTGCGTAGGCAATGAACTTGCAATACTATCAGGTGTTGTTGCCGCTAGTAGATTAATACATACTGCTACAGTTGCGTCTTGTCCACTATTCTTAGTCCTGTAGTCCCATTTATCTGGGGCATCAAATAAGTCAGTTAATAAGACAAGCATCTTAGTGTTCTCTTTTTTCTGTCCCAGGAAGCTCTCAAACTCTTTTGATACAATACTGATAGAACAATGCTCCATCACATCACCATTAGGGAGTATGGACGCGTCCCTAGCTTCTGCTATGTCCTGGGTCAATGCTTCCTTTGTTATTGCATCAGCAGACAAACGAACACCAGATATTTCCCTTATGATAGGAACTGCGTAATTGATTGCCTGAGTCTTTCTTGCAACACCTGGCTCTGCTACCAGAACTACATACATATTAGGATATATTTTAAGTCTACCAACTTTCAGCCAAACTTTTCGACGAAGTACTGAAGCGATAGTTGATAGACTTACCCATTTATGTAGTATTGGTGCACTCTCAGTTTCTTCGGTAAACTCACGGTACCCCGCAAGCCAATCATCAAAATTTCTCATATAGCCTCCAGAAGATTGGTCAATATTTGACCGAACTATGAATCCAAATCTGTTTCAGTTAGGTCTTTCCAGTTAGGACCAACCTTGAAGTCTACATCAACACAGAATGTTTCCTCCTTATAGGTGATTGGTATCATCATACACTCATATAGTGCATGCTTCGCAGCTCGTAGGTTAACTGCATCCGGTGGACTAGCTACGTACATAGCATCGTGTAGCTGTAGGCATAGTGGATACTGTGTATTATACTTCTCAGCATACGTTACCATCGCTCTGTTTAGTAGTTCACCAACAGTAGACTGTGGAATATACGAGTATGCACTTCTAAATAGTGAGTCACCCCACTTCTTTAAAAACTTATGCTTTCGTCCAAACAGATTAGTTAAAATTCTGGTTGATGCCAGTTCTTCTTGAATACGTTTATGCCAGATTTGAAGTTGTGGTGATGCTGCAAGATATTGATTTAGATGTTGTTTAGCTATTTTTAGTGGAACACCGAGTTTATCAGCAACAACCTTAGGTCCTGCTGAGTAAGAAGTTGCGTGACGTATTGTCTTTCCAACCTTACGCTGGGTAGGTGTTACCTCGTCTACTGGTATTCCAAACATCATAGCTGCTGTAATCTTGTGAACATCTAGATTATTATCTGCACAGTACTTAGTAGACTTACCAAAGGACTGCTTAAACATATCCTTCAACTTTTCATCACCAATAATATAGGCAACAATAACAGCTTCAGCCTGCTTATAATCTGCCTGCACAAACCAACAACCAGCATCTGGTACATACATCTCACGAGCAACCCGTGGAATATTCTGTAAGTTACCGCTACCATACGGTAGTATAATAGATTTACTTGATGACCACCTACCAAACGACTTATAGTTCTCATCATCATCTATAACAATCGCTTTCTTCTGGTGTGCCATCGTTGCGCCAGTGATATTATAGTTAGTATGTACTCTGCCAGTAGGTGATAATTCAATGTCAAGAAATGATTTTAATTTAATCTCTTTTTTATGCTGTACTATCAAGTCAAGCAGTGGATTATCACTCATTCTTGATAGTCTAATAATAGCTTCTTTGTCTGTTGTAACTTTACGTGGCTCACTAACAGACTTTCGTCGTTTATACTGTGGCGGTAATCCTAGATCATTATATAGTAACTGTGCCATTTGTTTAGGTGAGTTAAAATTAATCTCATGACCAAAAGCCTCAGCTAGTGTAGTGCCAGATTTTTTAGTTGCACTAATATTTTCAGCAATTAACCGTGCCTGCACATCACGATCAACCTTCACACCTTTAAGATGTAAGTAGTTAGCAACCTCAACCTGTGCCATTTCAAACTGATACGTTGGCAGATGCCCACCATGTAGTATCTCTTTCCATATAACCTCATAGACACCAAAGGTATTAGCAGCGTCAGACGCATTGTACCATGCTGGCATTGTTGTTTGCAGATGTTTCCATGATGGGACATTAATACAAACACTTGACAAAAAGCTAAGACTTCTAGGTACTTCTGGCCAGCAGACATGTGCAGCAACCATAGTATCATCTTTATATCCCCTACAAAAGATACCATGGTTAAGTGTTAGTACTGCTGAGTCGTATGTACCATTGTGCATAATAGTTGGAACAGTATTTAGTACCCGAGCAACTGCAGCCCATATATCAACTTCATCTCTTGGATTACTAAATCTAGGCTTACGATTACGGATAAAAGTAAATGACATTGCTTCGTTAGGTGACGTTGCAATTCCTAGAATATCAATATGACTACCAGGGGATGTAGTTTCAATATCTACAGCAATTTTCTCGCATGTTTCAGCATGCCTAAGGAAGTCCATAAACTCACCCTTAGTTGGTGAGGACATAAGCACCCTTGTGTCTCGTACTAGATCTGGCTTATGACTATTAGCAACAGCCTTCCTAATATCCATGATAACAGGAAATAACATTTCCCAGTTCTCTGTTACATACCTTGGATGATATGTTGGCAGCACCTTTACACCAGGAACTAGTGTACTTTCAGTAATAAAACCACGGGCAGTTGATATAGCTGGCTGCCCAGTAAGTGCCCATAGGGCAGTACGTCCAAGTGCTATAATAATATTAGGTTTATAGCTGAGGATATCTTGGCGAAGCATTTCAATATGCTCAGCTAATACAGGTTTAGGAATAGTTTTGGCTTTATTTTCAAAGTAATATCCAATTTGATTCCCAGGTGGTCTGATCTTAGCTACATTGGTTAGTATGCACTCATGTTTACTGAGCTGTGCCTGACCCAGAATTTTATCTAGCAGTTGACCACTCTGTCCTACAAATGGAATACCCTGAGCATCCTCCTGTTCTCCCGGCGCCTCACCTACTATCATAATATTAGCGTATTCAGGTCCAACAGTCTTAACTAACATTCGATACTCCTTTGTTTAGGACTCAGTAGCTTTAGGCTGTACACCATCTAATCTGGTAATATCTTCTGGCACAATACCTTCAGCATTCCACTTCCAGTTGCAGTGTGAACAGAGATAGCCAGCCTGTGCAATAGCTAAACCTTCCTGACCTGTTGGACTCATAACTGCTGGCATCTTACGCAGGGATACTATCTGAGTAAATACTGTACTTGTACACACAGGACATACCTCAGGTGGAAGTTGCTGGACTGCTCTTTGAAGTTGCTGTGCTTGTCGCTGCTGTAATTGCTGCTGATTCATTTTACTCTCCTTTATTAACTATGTTAGTGTATAGGACTAATCTTTTAAGCATTCTATATACTGGTGTTGTGTTTGTGGTAGCAATAATATTTTGAACTGCTTTTATCAGTTTTTCTGGTTCACTACCATTTGTACTAATAATTTCCATACAGATATTTTTTGCAGTAAAGCCTGCTATTCGACTTAGATCATCAGCTATAGTAACTGAAATCTCCCGATAGAACCAGTCGTATGGACTTGCAGGATTATCTAATTTACAGACCATTACTATCATATTACTCTCCGTTATTAGATATGTTAGTGTGTAGGACTACTTGTCTAAGTATTTTATATTTAGGTGTTATGCTTGTAGTAGTACTAGTACATTTAACTGCTTGTATTAATTTTTCTGGCTCATGTTGATCTATGGCATCTAGTATACCAACTGGAACTTCTTTATAGAACCAGTCGTGTAGAATTATACCTTTCATTCTACTCGCCTTTTCGTAAATTAGTTAGTCTGTTAAGTGCTAAGGCATACGCCTCAGTTGACTGCTCTATACCAATAGATATCATGTGCTCTGCAGTAGCTGCTTCAAGTGTCGAACCACTACCTGCATACGGATCAAACACTTTTGCACCTGGAAGTACAGTACGTTGTATTAATTCCTTAAGTAATGCTACCGGCTTCTCAAACTGATGAATCTTTTTACTAGACTCGACCATAGGAACTTGAATCCAGTCAGGTCTACCCTCAGTTACTAATCGAGAAGATTGCTTCCGCATATACAAGAACATCTCATAGCAACTTGATGGCCAGGCGTATGGTACATTAGTCTGACCACTGGTTCGCTTAATCCATATCATAGGCTTCACATGCACAAGCCAACCAGCATCCATAAACATCTGACGTACAATATGAAAAAACTCAGGTGCAACAAAGACAAACCCGTGAGCACTATCCTTTGTAACTCGGTATGACTCAGTTGCTAGTACCCACAACTCCTCAAATGCCTTATCCTGCGAGTCATCAATTTTAAAGCCGCATGACGTAGCACCTCCTGTTTTTCTGCCAATAGTGATTGCAATTTTATCAGCACTTATTCCATATAGTGGGTCAGTTAACAGCAGGTCGATACAATTAGAATCCATTTTAAGCATCAACTCTTTAGCATCACCTTTATGTAGTGTCCAAAGAGTTTCTATATCATGCTCTTTTGTGTACTCCTCCATAGCTGCTGTAGCTTCAATTGCAGCTGCCATCTTTTCCAACCCCTTAGCAGCCTTAGTAATCTCACTCTTTGTCTTTGCCTTTTTTAACTCAGGAAATTGTTCAATATAGTCTGCAATCTGAATGTCAGCAACAACAGAAGCCTTTGACTTACCCAACAACTCGGCAGTATCTTTCATTGCCCAGCCATCTGTCGTCCCAGGTTTACTTTCACCATGTCGTCTTTGTCGCATCTCATGTACATCTTTGACAGCAATGGCTTCCTCTGCGGGCGTAAAATTCTTTCGCTGAATATTCTCCTCAAGTTCCCACTCTCGCATTAGTAAATCGTCAACCACATCTTCATATACAGCTTTAATCTGCCTATTAAGTACAATACAGGCAGCAAGTCTACGTCCACCAACTACTAACTCATTCTGCCTATTAATAATTATCGGCTGGATTTGCCCATACTCAGTAATGGATTTAATCATCCCCTTTAATTCAAAATCTTTTCTATACCTATCTAGTCCAGTTTTAACTTTAATTGTTAGTGGATCAAGCATACTACACTCTGGTGCAATTCCAGCTTCCATACTACCTCCTATAGTGTTACCAATAAATCTTTTAGTGTATGGTATGAGGTTTTAATCTTATGTTCTTTTGCAAAGTCAATCTCACGTCTAACACCAACACTCTCTTTCCATCCATCAAGACATAGTACATACAAGCTTGTTGCTGCTTTTAGTATAGCTAAATCTACGGTAAGTAATGCTTCGTACTCTACATAGTAACCAAGCTCTACAATTGGATGCCAGTGACAGATAGGACTGTAGGGATTTGCACCACGAGTTACCAGTAGTAAGCATGCTCGACAAGCTGCTTCATACCTAGAGTGTTGCACACTAGCATCCTTATCTGAGTACGGTGACGCTAAGTATGTAATCATAGTTCAATACCTGCTTTCTTTAACAATGCAAGTGTACTAGCATCGAGTTTTGATAGTTTATTTAGTGTAACAGACTTACCTTTTTTCTTTCTGGGGGTAGTTGACTTCTTCTTTACACCAGGAATGTATGTCGGGTCTTTAGCTAGATCAATATTTCTTCTTTCATAATATGCCAGAAATAACTCTAGCTGCATATCTGGAGTTGCCAACTGAAAGTCTGTATGAATAGCATTTAGCATATTATACTCCTAAAAAGACCGAGGGATTTCTCCCCCGGCCTACAGGTAAAACCTAGCGTTTAGCCAACTGGTCAATTTTGTTGTTAGTTCTACCTTGGTAACTGTCAACTACAACCTTTGCAGTAACTTCCAACCCAATCCACTCGCCATTCTCGATAGCTTCAACAATGTCAGGCAACGTATTCATACTAATTCCCATTGCTTCGCTAAAATACCGCAGCATGTTAATCTTTGACTGGAACTTTGTAACACCCTTTTTATTCAGCTCATTCCGGTCATTCGCTTTCGGCAGAAAATTCCTATACTGCAGGCCGATACCATTCACACTGGTCTCACCATCGTTACAGTAGGCATCTTCATTGTCTGCCAGAGTCACGTCCCAGACGATACATGAATGCTTTGGGTCAAGTTTTACACCAGTCACATTTCCACTATAGCTTCCAGGTGAAACTATAGGCGTCGGTTTGTAATCAGCATCAACGTTAAAGTCAGCATCGAGAGCATCCATACCACCCAAGTCAGTATCCATTTCGTAATCTTCACTCATTATCCTTCTCCTTCAGTGTACTCATAATTGTTGGATAGTCGTTTTCCATTTCATCAGGTAACAAATGTACCTTTCCACTCAGATTTGATCGAGCTTTGAAATGACCTCGTGTTACAGTTTGTAGCTTATACTGTGTTTTTCCTCCTTTCTGTTTTGTCTTTGCAATATACACTTCACCAAACATAGCAGGCACATCATTTACAAGTTGTCCTGTAAGACTTGGATCAATTGAAATTACTGCGCCAGTTTCCATATCTTGTGTAATTTTCAGGTGACAGGCAAGTAGATGATTTGACTGCGGCAAGCTGAGTAGCTGTCTGATCTTTCCCTCAACCAAGTTTTTAACCATCTGATAATGTACGTTCCAGAGTGGTCCTCCAGTTGGACTACGTTTAGGGTCAAGAGATAAAGCTCTTTCCATGGCCAGTGCAATCATACCAGTAGCACTATCAAATATGATAGTTTTATACTTACCTTCCTTACATGCTTCTTTCACCTTACGAAAGTCCGCTTCAAACTTTGCCCAACCAGCAGGACTAAGCTGATATTGACTATAGTCAAAATCATTTCCTCGATATACTGCTACTTGATTATCAAAGTCAAACAAATAGCCTGGTGTAGGAAATGTAGCAAAGAACGTACTTTTACCTGTCCCGTACGAACCAACAACTAGCACATTCAAGTAACCAGTTTCAATATTATACTCTTTAGCATTCATTATTTCTCCTAGTAGGTTAATTCACTACCCTCCTCAGGATTTAGCATATACCCCTCAACTGGGTCATGACTATTAGATACACACTGTGTATAGTACCGGCAACGACCAAAGTTATAGCATGCACTATAGTTCTTAGGCCAGGTATCAGTATATAGACATTGTGCTACACGACTAGCAAACTCGTTAACATGAGTAACAAATATATCATAGTCATCATCTGCATACACCTGCACAGGACGTGCAAAGTCTATTGCCTTCTTCCCCCACTCTCCATCTTTCTTCTTCCTAGCTGAACACTTAGCAATATTAGCCATTGAACCTTCAGCTTCTGCATAATGCTCCCGTTCAAGATAGCTGTACCCAATAAACTGAAAACTTCGGTTCAGTCCATCAATCACTTTTTGCATGTATGCAGCTGTGGTTTTGTGGTCAATAATCCAAGGAACACCGCTGATTGTGCAGCGCAAATCAATTACACCTGAATATGTAATCTCATCAACTAGTGGACCAGCAATTACATCAAGTGGAATTGTACATTCAAGTTTTTCTTCTGTGCTAGTAACAGCCAAGAACCCCTGGTCAGCAGTGAAATGTGTCAAGTAGGCTATAAACATCTCCATTTCAGTGCTAAGATTTCGATAATCTGCATACACATCATAAAGCTTATATGCACTATCCCAGAATTCTTTAGCAGCAACACCAGCAGCTGTAACAGCACCAGCGGTATCATTCCAACCATTTGCTTTGATATGTTTATAGAAGTGTTCCATGATAACGTGCCAGGCACTACCATGAAGTAAAGCGGAGGATTTTGCTCGTGGGACAATCTTACGTAGTGACTCCAGGTATAACTTATACATACAAGCTTCCCCAGAATCAATCTTTGAATTTGACAGACGAATTTTCATCTGATCTCCTTATGTATCAGAGGATTATACATCTCTGAGTTTTGTAAAATATAGACTGGAGGGCTAACCCTCCAGCCTACATACACACCATACTACACTGCAACAAACTTACTACATTGTAATTCCAATGGCAGCCAGAGAAGCACGAACCTTCTCCTGCTCATCAGCCGGCAGTTTGTCAATGTTACTCATGATAGTGCTGACATTAATCTTCTTGGCAGCAGGCGCACGAACAGACCAGTTGTTAGCCATCATGCCTTCCCAGACTTTATTGATCGCATCCACAGCTTCCTGACCAGATTTACCAGCAGCAGCATCACCAAGACGATGGTTCAAGGCAAAAGCAGGAAGCCGGTCCTGGATTTCTTGGGGCAGGTCAGTCGGGTCAAATACCATCTCGCCAATTTCAGTATCCAAGACAGTAATAGCCAGCTTACCAGGATACTTCGCCAGGTCTTTCGTCATTACTTTCTTTTTCCGAGTTTTTGGGACTTCAGCTTCGGCCACTTCCTGTACTTCTTGTGCTTCATCTTCATTACGTTTAGTCATTGGTACTCTCCTTTAGTATTAATTTAAGTTTCTAGCTACAACCTGTACTGGGATTAACCAGCAAATTCATACTCCCTCCTTTCTATGTTGTTTTAAGCTTCATCTTTTCTTTATTTCATACTCGTTTATACCACATATCATTAAGGAAATCAACCATTATTTTCAGACTTTGTAAATTAATATTATAGGCGGGGCACACCCCCGCCTGGTCCACGGCGGCACAAGGCCGGCTACCGTCCAGAGCAATTCCACAGTTCCCGGCTGGAAAAAGCACTTACAAGACAGATCTAACCGGCACACCACACCATTATAGCAGGACATAAACCGAGTGTCAGTGTACGGGCTTGCCTCAGCGACCTTAGCATTCATATCATTACTCATCATCAGTCTCCTCTAAGTTAGAATTAGCTTCATTTTCTTTCCAGTATTCGTGTGCTGCTGGTACAATTGCCGAGGCAGCAACAAAATAACACTCCCCGGCGACCAATAACTGTTGAATAGTACCAAGACCTTTTCTTTCGTACCACTTTCCAACATACGTATACGCTTCTTTATGAACACCTCTGAGTACATCAGGATGATGCACATATACTGGTTGATAGAATGTACTAGCTGATACGCATGCACGAAACTTGTTAAATTCCCTGTTGTTCTTAGCCACAACGTATAGTTTTTTCATTCGTTCCTCCTTTGTTACCATACGTAAGCAGTGTGCCAATAGAAAAGCTCTACTTTCTATCTCACCTTTAATTGTAGTATCTGAACTACTATTACAGATCAAATCACACAGCTTTTTAATATCTATGTACAAGTCTTTTATCAACGATTTCTCCTTCGTGATAGTCTGGCCATTTTATTTCTTACCTTCCGGCGCCGGGCAGCTGCACAACTAAGTGTACTGTTTCGTTGCCCGACAGGTATTGGTGTAACCTGATCACTACCTCGTGGAATGAAGCTTGTCATTCCAATCATTCCTGCAATCATAGTTCTTAACTCAGACTTATTTGTCGCCATCTTATTCTCCTTCCAGAAGATCGGTCAAATTTTGACCAAACTCTACTTCTTATCAAGTAGATGTTTAATATATAACTCTTTTATAACCTTCTCAGGTGTAACATATCCCAGGCAACGATGTTGCTGGTTATATACCACCTTCCTAACTGTTGCTTCCAAGTACCTATTACGCTGGTGTAGACTATAATTTTCATAAGACACCAGCGCCACAATAGCCAGTAATATACCAATAATAAACAACTTCATTTATTACTCTCCCTGGCGCAGTAAAATACTACAATACCTATAAGCACCGCATATACAAGTAGAATTTCCATCACTTCCTCCGATAGTACTTATAAGCTAGTTGCTCATACACTTCCTGAATAGCTACCTGTGCATTCACAAGTCGTTTCCACTGCTCTCTATTTACGAGTAAATGTACACCTGTTGTCGCAGAACGCAGTCCACCGCTCATAGCAGCAAGTCGTCCGATAGCAAAGTTTCTTTTGCCAGCTTTATTCTGTCGCCGGCGTCTCTTATACTTAGTCTTTGTCATACTCCCTCCTTCCAGATTACACCTGAATTTGCAGTTTTACTTCAGCAAATACTATACCACCTTTTCCTTCAATCATTAACTCGCCATAGAACCAGCCGGTACTATCATCAAAGGCCACATGTACAACAACTCCTTCTAAACCAATAAACTCACTTCGATCCTTATAGAAACCATCATTAATTCCTATGTCAGTAATCCGCACTTTCGTTCCTGCTGCAGGTGGTTCAATAGCGTCTTTCCAGTGTTTACCACTACGTGCTCCGGGAACTTCCTGGGACATGCCGGGGAGTTCCGGGTCGCCGGTTAGTACTGTTGTTACAAGTGAGTTCCCCGTGGGACTGTCGGGTGACTGGAGTGTTTTCTTTGGTGACTTCTTGGTTGGTGCCGGTCCAGCGGCCGGTGTGCGGCCGCAACTGAAATTAATTTCGGGATGCTTCTCTTTAACTAAAGCTTCCAGTAAAATAAGATAGTTGATAATATCACCTATCTTCTCTTCCCATTCAGCGAGTGGGCTGACAATGCTATTATCAAGCTGGGCAATAAAGTCATTCAGTGCTACAATGTGCTTGGTCATGAAACCCTGCAATGCTCGCTCAGGTGTACAACTCAGCAATCTCCCGGCATCTTTAAAGTTGCTTAACCTATCAGAACCAGCAGCGTATACATCTGCTTTATGCTCAAGGATATTTTTGCAAGTTCTGATTCGTCCATTTAGTATTTTACTAAATTCTTTTCTATTCATTCTTTTCTCCTTCCAATTTTATTATTGCTAGTATCTTAGCAGCAAGTTCTGGGTTACGTCTAATGACGGTATCCAATTCCCAGCACTCGTCACATAGAGTACTACGTGTGTATGGTGTTTCCTGACCACAGATCCTACATACTGTCATGTATTTATTATTATACATGGTAGCTCCTCTATTGTACAGTTGAATTTCCAGATACAACCACAGGAGTAGTATCTACGTCTCCTGCAATCTCAGTAACTATTGAATAGACATACGAGCTGATAATTAGTGCCTGTGTAATCCTGAAAGTCTCGAGTTTTTTCAAAACCAGAGCATCTTGCTCAAGTAGTAGACTTACAAGTATTCTAGTAGTAGCACTATCTGGATCTTTTTGTAGCAGGTAGTCTAGTCCATTGCTTGTCAGCTGTACTAAGTCAGTATGACTAAGATCTTTTATAGCATCTTCAGCACTTACGCCAGAAGTACGCTTATTTGTATATGAGGATACAAACAAGATAAAGTCAGCTCTATCCATACTACTCTCCTATCATATTTACAAGTTCAAGTGCAACACAACTAACTGGCACGCCGCCGCTAGTTGATATATGCTCATGCTTTACCTTCAACCACTTATTTTTCCATAGATCTCCTTCCCAGATTGCAACCCTCTCAGCATGACTAAGTTTTCCAGCACTAACTGCGAACGATTGCCGTTCTTTGCTAGTTACAATAAAAGAACCTACCATTCCTTTAGCTTCACCATCTTCTGATACTGCCTCATTTACTGCAAGAACCCAGTAGTAATCAACTTTAGTTGGTTTATGTTTTAGTAGCCAGTTACTTCGCTTATACTCATATAGTCCCTTGGGATGACGAAGAATAAGTCCTTCGTATCCACGATTGAGCATCTCTTGAGTCCAAGCGCCAATAACCTGGGGACTGACAACAAATGATTCAACTATTGGTACAGCTGTAAGTTTAGGTAAATTTAGTAGTTTACTGCAGCGGGTTATTTGGTAGTCGTCTGACTGAATATCAAAGATGTGAAATTGAAGCTGGTCATCGTCAGGATGCTTATTCTTTTTCCTATTAGCAACCGAAGCGATCTTATCCCTAGACCAGCCATGAACGTATAGTTCACCGTCGTAGTTATACTTAGGTAGGTGGCACAGCGAGTCTTTTATAAAGTCCTTAAAAGCAAACTCATTCCCATAACTACTAAATAGTAACGGTTCACCTTCAAACCATTCAACCCTGCACCGTTCACCATTTAGCTTAGGCTGTCCGATGCAGCTTGGATAAAAGCTTGTTAATTTTGTAGTAGTCATTGGATGCGCAAGCATTATGCCCGTTCTTTCCAGTCTTGCCATGAGTATCTCTCCATTCTATTTCAGCATCTGTTGGTAGTAGTCTATAATCTACTCTACCTTGTTTAAGTAAATGCAGTGTTGATTCTGGACACCCAGATTTTATTGATACCTGCCGAACAGGCATCTTACGCATCATTTTTGTCAGTTTTACAAACATCTCCTGAGATATTATCCACTTTCCCATACAACCTCCTCACAAAATCTTCCTCTAGTGGATTAGTTGCTGTCAG